AAGCCGACCCAAAGGATACTGAAATTGCAAAGTTAAAAAAGCAATTTGAAGATATGCAAAAAGAGGCAACAAAAAAGGAGCTTACTAATAAAGCTCTTAAAATTGCTACAGAAAAGAAATTGCCCGCGGAATTAGTTGATTATTTTGTTGGAGCTGATGAAGATACTACAACAAAGAATTTGGATAAATTGGCAGATATATTTTCTAAGCATGACGAGGCTATAAAAACTGAAATATTGAAAGATGGCACTTACAAACCAGGTGGCCAGGGCAGTGCGAAACCAACTGAAGATTCCGTTAAGGGACAAATAAATTCTATATTTGGAATTAAAGAATAGAGAGGATGATAAAATATGGCAAATTCAATAGATTATGCAACTTTATTTATGCCGGTGCTTGATGCACAGATAATACAACAAGCTACAAGTGGGTGGATGGAAAGAAATGCAGGACAAGTTATTTATAATGGCGGAAGAGAAATTAAAATACCAAAAATAAGCACTGATGGGTTAGGTGACTACTCCAGAGAAGGAGGTTATCCGCGTGGAGCTGTGACTTTGGAATATGAAACCATGTCAATGGCAATGGATCGTGGAAAACAATTTTTGCTTGATTCTATGGATGTGAATGAAAGTAATTTTGTAGCCAATGCTTCTAATACTATGAGCAATTTTCAAAAGAGATGGGTTATACCTGAAGTAGATGCCTATAGGTATTCTAAGATTGCAGCTCTGGCAATTTCTAAAGGAAAAGCAAGTGGAGGATATACTCCTGTAGTTGACGACGTACTGACTAAATTAAAAACAGATATTGCGGCAGTGCAGGACATTATCGGAGATGTACCGTTAGTAATTACAATGAGTAGAACAACTAAAAATGTTCTCGACATGAGTAAAGAAATAACGAGGCAACTGGCGATTGATGCCTTCCAGTCTGGGCAATACAATACGAAAGTTTCATGGGTAGATGATTGTCCTATAATTCCAGTACCTTCAGCACGTTTAAAAACAGCATATGTATTCAATGATGGAAAAACTACTGGGCAAGAGACCGGAGGATTTGTACCGGATGAAGCAGCTAAGAATATAAACTGGATTATATGTGCTCAAAACGTACCTATAGCGGTGAGTAAAACAGACAATATGAAAATATTTGCTCCGGAGCAGGTGCAGAGCCATGACGGGTATTTGATGGACTACAGGAAGTATCATGATCTTTGGGTTCCAGATAATAAGTTTGATGCGTTATTCGTAAATGTTAAGGAGGCGCTTGCATAATGTCTTTTAAATTGCAAAATTTGAATGTTATAAGGATAGTTGAAACTGAAGCGCAAAAACAAAGGCTTATAGCGCAGGGATTTGAGGATATAACTCCAAAACAAGCACCACAGCAGGTGCCACAACAAACGCCGTCTGCACCACCTAAAGCAACTAAAAAGTAGGTGATTTTATGGAAGATAAAGATAAGGCCATTGCTTATATTAAAGGCTATTTGAATGTATCGGATAATCCCACATGGACTAAGGAGTATATTTTGGCAAATTACGGTACCGCCGTAGAGTTGTTAATTGAAAAAGCAACTAAACTCAACTCTCTTAAAACTCCAGGCGTAAAATCCATGAGCGAAGGAGGGCAATCTGTGACTTTTGCTGATGGAGAAGCCTGGAGCATAACTGATGATATTAAAACGCTTCTGCCTGCTCCATACGTAAGGATGATGGGGTGATATTATGGGAGTTCTGATTAAAAACGCCGATATTACTCTGTATAACAAATACTATGACAAAGTAGATGATATAGACAGGTACCAGAGAACTGTTGTAAGGGGCGTAAATTGGCAGGGTAAAAGGAATGCTACTGTATCGGATGGAAGTCTGAACTTAGACAATAGCATTCTTATTTTTGTTGATATAACCACCACAGAGAGCAAGCAATATATAAGTCCAAAACAGTTTAATAAACTTACAGACGAGCAAAGACTGAATTACTTTACTTTTGCTATTGGTGACAAAGTTGTGAAAGGTGAAATTGATTTTGAAATAACAGGTATAAGACCTAACAGTATAGCTGATTTGGAAAACAATTTTGATGATGTTGTAACTGTTTTAGGTGTAACACCATGGAGTGGACACTGGGAGGTGGAAGCGAAGTAATGGCGACTAAAGTTAGAATAGAAATGGATAGCACGCAAAAGATTCTACTTAAAAGATCCCTGAACCAAAATGGAGCCGCACAGGTGATGTTTACGAAAAGATGCGCGGCGGCCTTCAACGGATATGTGCCATTTGACACTGGGAGGCTTAAGGATATGAGTGTGTCCATGACTGCCACAAGCATATCTTACAATGCCCCTTATGCACGCAGGCAGTATTATTCTAATGCCGGCATGGGAAAGCAGGGTACGTCTAATGGTGGCATGAGAGGTATGCTATGGGATAAACGTTCTTGGGCTGATAATGGAGACAAGATAGTCAAGAACATAGCCGATTTCGTGGGAGGTAGAGCTGGATGATAATAGACAAGATTAGAAGTTTTGTACGAACTTGCCCATTTTTGAGTGAGTTCAATGGTGCCATAAAAGTAAATGTGGACTATTTAGATGGTGAGCCTACTGTCTATTCTATAGAGGAAATTCCAACGGAGCCGATACTGAAAAGATATATAGATGGCTCTACCAGGAGGCAGTACAATTTTATTTTTACAAGCCGTGAGAGCTATGGTGCTGATGTATTACAGAACATAGCCAATAGTGGGTTCTACGAGGATTTTATACAATGGCTTGAGGAATGCTCTGACAATGGGAATCTTCCTGTACTGGGTGATGGCAAAGAAGCATTGAAAATTGAAGCAACAACAACTGGGTACGCATTTCAAACAGATGAAAACAGCGCCAGGTATCAAGTGCAATGCCGATTAATTTATGATCAAGGGAGGTAATAAATAATGGCAGTTAAGAAAAGAAAGATGATCGCTAGTTATTTGAAAGTAGATGGTGAATTTAAGTTTTGCGGTACAGGTTTTTCGGAATTAAATGAAAGTCCTTCTGCCCAAACTTCCAGCAAGCGATATATAAACCAATCAAGCGCGACGCAGACTGTAACAGGATATGAGGCACAACACAGTTTTAATACAGATTTGATAGAGAGTGAGGACGCAATCCAGTTTATAAGGCATATTGCTGAAATGCGTCTTACAGGTGTAGATACGGAAACAGAGTATTGTATTGTAGACCTGGATAACCCAGGAACTACTGAAAATACTTTTTATGCAAGAAAAATCGGGGTTGCTGTCGCTGTAGATGATTTTGCAGACAATGACGGCGAACTGGCTATTGAAGGAAATTTCTTAGACCAGACAGACCCTATAGAAGGTACTTTTGACACAACTGCAAGGACATTTACGGAAGGATTTACAGGCAAAACATTAGAATTTGATTATACGGCAACCGGCGCAGTAACAGCTATTTCGGTAGAGGGAATAACGTATGATGATACTAACCATAAATTTGTCGGGATACCTGCCAATACAACAAGCTTTACTTTTGTAGATGGAGAAACAACTAAAACTGCAACTTTAGGCACAAGCTGGACAGTAGTATAGGAGGGATAATATATGGAAATTAATGGCGTTGAATTGCAAGATTTAGATATATTCGATTTGGATGTATTTGAAAAATTTCAAAATGAACTGGAAAAAGTAAAAAATGGTGCTGAAGAGGCTGTTAAAATCCCGAAAGTTTCAGATGCCATGAGACAGCAGTGCAAGCTGGTATTTGAGTGCTTTAATAATCTATTCGGAGAGGGGACGGACAAGAAAATTTTCGGTAATAAAGTTAATCTATTGACTTGTTTAAAGGCCTTTGAAGAGCTAGTTCAAAAGATAAATGAGCAAAAGGGCGAAGTTGAAAAGCTTGTTAATAAATATTCTCCTAACAGAGCGTCAAGGCGTGTTAAAAAGTAATGAATCTGCTTATAGATTTGGCTCCAACTACGGTTGAAGTTGATGACACAGAGTATAAAATAAATTCCGATTTTAGGACTTCAATACTCTTTGAGTTGATGATGCAGGATAATGAGCTTGAAGATAAGGAAAAAATCATTCAGGCTTTAAATTTATATTATCCTGAAATACCTGAGGACGTAAATCAAGCTGTTGATATGCTGTTGTGGTTCTATCGTGGCGGGAAGGATATCTCTAGTAATGGCAAGGGAGCGGGAAAAGGCAAAAGTACGCAGATTTATAGTTTTGATTATGATGATGATTACATTTATTCTGCTTTCTTAGACCAATACAGAGTTGATTTGCAGGATATCGAATACCTTCATTGGTGGAAGTTTAAAGCTATGTTTAAATCCTTAAAAGAGGATAACGAAATAATTAAAATAATGGGTTACAGAGCTATGGACTTGTCTAAAGTTAGAGACAAAGAACAACGAGCGTACTATAAAAAAATGAAGGATTTATATAAAATTCCTGCAAAGATAAATAAGAATGAGCAGGAAAAATTGAGTGACATTCAAAGAGCACTGATGGGTGATGGTAATGTAAATTCTATATTGTAGCTAAATTAGAAGGTGATATATATTGAAGATTTAAGATGCCCATATTGTAATCAATTATTGTTAAAAGCAGATTATATTAAGGGTGAAATAAAATGTCCTAGATGTAAAAGAATAATCAAATTAGAAGAACCAAAAGACAGAGCGAGCAACACCTTAGAGTAGTTAGCCAATGCCTGCTTTTTTATTTTATTGGAAAAGGCAGGTGATACTATGGCTGATGGACGTATAATAATTGATACTGAAATAGATAACTCCGGCATTGAAAAGGGAATGAGCAAAGCAACTGCAAGTGCCAGCTCTCAAGCGGCAAAACTTGCGGCGGAATACAGAAAACAAGGTATGTCTGCAAGTGATGCATTTAAACAAGCCTGGTCTGAAATTGAGCGGGATTCAGCGGCAAAAGGACAGCAGACAGCCAGCAATTGGAGAAATGCCCTTAGCAATATTTCTTCCGGCGCTTTGAAGAAACTTGGGACGGCTATAACAGGTATTGGCACTGGAATTGCCGCAGGCTTAGGAATGGCGGTTAAATCCGCCGCAGACTTCGATCAAAGCATGGCGAATGTCTACTCTGTAATGGCTCCAGATGAAGTTAATCAGTTTAGCGGTTCACTTAAAGATTTGGCGATTACAATGGGTGCCGATACAAAATACAGTGCTACAGAAGCCGCGCAGGGAATTGAAGAACTCCTAAAAGCTGGCGTTAGTGTAACTGATATTATGAATGGCGGCCTGAAAGGAGCCTTGTCTCTGGCAACTGCAGGAGAACTTTCTTTAGGAGATGCGGCAGAGATTGCTTCGACAGCGCTAAATGCGTTTAAAAATGATAATCTTTCGGTGCAACAAGCCGCCGACATTCTTGCAGGTGCGGCCAATGCTTCTGCAACCTCTGTATCTGAACTAAAATTCGGGCTCTCCTCTGTATCTGCCGTTGCTTCTAGTGTGGGGTGGAGTTTCAAAGATACTACCACAGCACTTGCAGAGTTTGCACAAAATGGGTTAAAAGGCCAAGATGCAGGTACCTCTCTTAAAACCATGTTAATGAACTTACAGCCAACTACAGACAAAGCCCGTGACGCAATGAAACAATTAGGAATTATTACGGCTGATGGCAGTAATAAATTCGTGGACGCACAGGGGCATTTTAAAAGCTTGGCTGAAATATCGGACGTGCTGCAAGACTCCATGTCTGGCCTTACAGATGCGCAGCGTCTCCAGTATATGCAAACTATGTTTGGCAGTGATGCCATAAGGGCTGCAAATATCCTTTTCAAAGAGGGCGCAAAAGGCGCTAATGACATGGCGACAGCTATGGGAAAAGTTGGCGCTGATGATGTGGCCGCCAAGAAAATGGATACTTTGAAGGGAGCACTTGAACAGCTTAGTGGTGCTTTTGAGACTGCGAAGATATCCATTGGTAATGCTCTTATTCCTGTAGTAAAAGTAGTGGCAGGGGCATTGCAAAGTATGATAGATGGATTTAACAAAATGTCTCCAAGTATGCAAAGTTTTATTGCTATATCTGGATTGGTGGCTGCTGCGGTTTTGCTTATCGCAGGCCCTATATTAATGTTGATTGGTTTTCTACCAGCTATAACAGCAGGTTTTTCGCTCCTTATGGGTCCTATAGGTATTGCTATGTTGGCACTAACGGCTTTTGGAGCTATAGCCGCGGTTGTTATTGCAAATTGGAGTCCAATAAGTACATTTTTCGCTGGACTGTGGACGGGTATAATTACTGCTGTTTCTGGATTTGTGACTGCAATAGTTAATTTTTTTACTGTTACGATTCCTGCGGTTTTTACTTCTTTTATAACTTTTATGTCTCAGCTTCCTGCAATGATAGGAGCTTTTTTTACGCAGGCTTTTACTGCGATCGTTGCCTGGGGAGCGAATGTATTGGCTTGGATAGCGACTACTATACCTAATATAATAACTAACATAGGTACGTTCTTCAGCGAACTCCCTGGTAAAATCGGATATGCTCTTGGATTTGCCCTTGGAACCATAGTGAAGTGGGGCGTAGACGCATGGAACTACCTAACGACCAATGTACCGAAATGGATAGAGGGAATAGGAACTTGGTTTTCTGAGCTTCCAGGACGTATTTGGCAGTGGTTATTAAATGCAATAGCAAAAATTAAAGAGTGGGGTACAAATACCTATACTACAGCAGTAAACTTTACTACTAATACCATAAATGGAATAGTAAATTGGTTTGCACAACTTCCAGGGCGTATATGGAGCTTTTTAGTTAATGTTATAAGTGGCATTACAAGCTGGGGAGCTAATATGGTTGCTCAAGGTAGCCAAGCGGCAAGTAACCTTGTTAGTTCTGTTGTGAATATTGTCTCTAGTCTGCCTGGTAAGATGCTTAGTATTGGCCGGAATATCGTTGAGGGCATTTGGAATGGAATAACTGGCGCTGCGGGATGGCTTAAGAGTAAGGTAAGTGATTTTGTTGGTGGAATAGTTGATGGTTTTAAAGCTGGTTTGGATATAAATTCCCCTTCTAGAGTTATGAGAGATCTGATTGGCCGGAATATCCCTAAAGGTATTGGTGTTGGTATTGATATGGAAACTCCGGACTTAAATAAAAAAATCCAGAACAACATTGATGATCTGACGGCAAAGCTGCGAGGAACTGTGGATTTTGAAACCGCAAGAACGACTGCACAGGTGGTAGCAAGGAACAACTATTCCATTGATAACACTACAGTTGATAATAATGATAGGTTGGATAAAATGGCTGACGCTATAAAGGATTTAGCTAAAAGGCCAATACAGACCAAGCTTGATATTGATGGGAAAGCCGTAGCTGAAGCTACAAACGAGTACCATGACAACATAAACGGTAAGAAAGTAAACTTAACTGGAAGGGGGTTGGCTTTGTAAAATGTATGGGATTAAAAAAGGCGATAAGCACAGTTATGACGATTTTAAACTTCGTATTGTAAGTAGGGAAGTCAATCCACCTTCTAAGAGAAAAATTAAGGAGACTGTCCCATTTATGAATGGATCGTATGATTTTAGCGGCATTTATGGGGCAACGGTTTACGAAGATAGAAGTTTGAAGTATGTGTTGGATCTGCGGTTTAGAAATGAACTTGAATATTTCCAGAAGAAAACTGCGATTATAAATTGGCTGCTGAGTAGAGGAAAAGAGCCGTTATTTGATGATTTTATGACTGGGGTTCACTACCTGGCGGAGTGCGAAAATGGACCTGAATTTAGTGATTATAATGTAGGAGCTGAGATTTCTGTTGAGTTTGCGGCTTATCCATTTATGGTAGGGAATACACTAGAAGGCGAATACTTGCTGTGGGATGATATAAATTTTGAACTGCCGGACTATATACAGACAACAGAGTTCCAGGTGAATGGCAGTAAAACCGTGGCAATATACCTGTCTGGAAGTAATAGCGAAGTACCTACTGTTGTAGTGGATAGCAATATATCCTGCACTTTAAATGGGTATACCACCAATTTCACGCCGAATAAAAATATGGATTATGGTTTCAGCTTGAAGCCAGGAGAAAATACAATTGATATTGTCGGAACAGGTAATATAGATTTTCAATTCAGGAAGGAAGTGTTATAGATGAGTTATGCGGATCAAATAAGGGTTGAGCCAAGCGCATATAAAATGCGCTCATTGATAGCTAACGGAATCGAAGAAAACAAAGCTATAGCTGATAATGCCAAAGAAACGGCGGATAATGCTGATACAAATGCCACAGAAGCCAAGGAACAGGTTGGAATAAACACTACACAGTGGGCAGATTACAAACAAATTATGGATGCAGACGAGGTCACGAGGCAGGGAAATGAAAATACTAGAATAAGCAATGAAAATATAAGAATTGCAAATGAAACTAGCAGACAAACCGTCTATAACGATTTTAGGGATTTTGTTAATTCTGCCGAGCAGATTAATAGGGTTCCTTATTTATTTGATGGTGGAGATTTCGGGGACAGTGGAGACCTGGGAACTTGGGTGCTAAGTATAGAAGGAGGTAGTTTTTAATGGCAGATAGTATACAATTTAGACGTGGCATTAGAAGTGCGGTGAGTCCTCTGCCCGTGGCTATGCCTGGATATATTGAAGATGAGCAAAGATTAATAATTGGTAATGGTGATGGCACTAATGCAGAGCTTCCTAACAAGGCAGATATAGATAATATTAGTTCGCGAATGGCTGATAATGTAAATTTATTAGAAATGATTGCGTTTAACCCTAAAAGATATGGAGCGATTGGGGATAATACTTTCCATTCAATAAAAGATGTGGACCCGAGTATTACTTTAGATGAAGTACAATCTTTAAATCAAAACGCCACACTAAACAATAGCATAGATTGGTATGCTATGCAAAAAGCAATAAAAAATTATAAACATATACAAATTCCTGCTGGTTATTATATATTAGACCTTCCACTTTATAAAGACGCAGATATGAGTATAAATGCAGGAAAATGTACCATAGAAGGAGTATCAGAGCGAGATGTAATCTTTTATGGACAGTTTGACAGTCCAGATGAAGGATTATTTAATTATAAAAATGAAAATGGACAATCATCATGGGGTATAGAATTAAAAAATATTTACTTTGTAGGAAATAATCATAAATTACATGCATTATCCTTTAAAAACATTAATCGTGTATATATTCATAAATGCTCAATAGAAAATTTTGATGGTGCAGGTATTTTAGGAGATAAAATACAAGACAGTTTATTTGATTTTTTTGAAATATATGGATGTGGTCGAACTAGTGGAGATAGAAGCAATATAGACGATTTAACCGATAACAGCAAAACATTATATTCTCCTATACATCTAATAAGTACAATAGAAAATGACTCTCCGAACATGGTTAGATTTAACAATGGAATGTTACAGGCAAACAAAGTATCTCCATATATTCATGTGGAGGGTGACCCATCACACTCGCCACTAGGAATATTCTTCAACGACCTTCATGGAGAATACTTTATCCCTACTTATGCAAATAAATTTGATTTATTTGATTTAAATATTTGTGAAGCTAAATTAACTGGTATTACATCAACTGGATTTAGAAAAACACTAATACAAAATGCCGGACAGGTTTCATTAAGCGATAATATTTTTAAATTAAACGAAATTGAAGTAAGTAATAATGGTGTTTTATTCTTATCAAACAGCAACGTTACAAAAATTACTTCAACTAGTCCTTATATCTACACTAATAATTGCATAATACAAACAAAAAATATAGAAGGTATCAATATTACCGGGACAACCAATTATATAAAAAATAGTAATTTTAATAATGCAAGCCCCACAACTGTACCTGATAATTGGAGCATGACAACAAACTTACTTGATTCTAGCCAAGAATCTAATAGCGGTATTTTAATAATTGGTAATAAATCTACCGCTCCAGCATGGATAAAACAAAGTAGCATAACTGTAAAACCTAATACAATATATTCAATTGTTTATGGTATATCAAAAGAAGCGAATGTAAAAACTTCTAAAATATTACTTGAAATAAAAGATTCTAACGACAGTATAATAAAAAGTATATATATTGACCCTGAATGGTCGCCTTCTTTAATAAGAAATTTATATACATTTTTAACACCAAATAATGCTGTTTCATTAAATTTTGCAATTCAACACGATGGTTCTACAAGTGCATCAGCGAATTATAGAATTATATTAGAAAAACCTTGCCTAATCGAAGGAAATAAACAAGTAGATTGGGCTTCAAATATTGAAGATTAGGAAAATCGTAAATAGTAATGGCAAGGAGCATGTAATACCTTGTACACTAGATATATTAAGAAAGGAAATGGTAAAATGGCATTACAAAAAGATATTATAATTTCCGCAAATACTAATTTATCCGGAGTATATACAGATTTCAATTATTGCACAAAAAATAAAGAAATAACTCTTCCAAAAGCTTATATAAAAATAGACGGATTAAATGGAACTAAGGAATTAATAAATTTAAGTATTGGTATATACACATCAAAGGATGGCAATAAAATAGTAAGTTATAATCAGGCATTTAAACCAGACATAACAGATGCAGCTAAAAATTTCATAAAACAGGGGTATGAATATCTTAAAACTTTAGATGAGTATAAAGATGCTATGGATTTGCTGGATGAGGGACAAGCAGCATGATTAAAATAAAGTTCATATAATTTTAATATTTACACATTCCTTTATATTTACACATTCCTTTATATTGCAGTATAATAAAAATGTTGTAATATAGGGAGGGAAATGCATGGAAATTCAAATTTTGGGATATATCTTAATTCCAATAGGAATACTGTTGTTATTTGTGGATATAAAATATTTATTATATATATTAATCTTTTTTTCAGGTTTTACCGGATCAAGCATAGTAAATTTTGGAAAAAATTTCAGCTTAATACCTTCGTATTATTTAGGTATTTTATTTATTGTTAAATATTTACTAATAATTTTTAAGAAAAAAAAGATAATAAAGCCTAATTCACTGTTAAGTTTTTTTATTTTCTTAGCCGGCTTATCAATTATAATGCCTAATTTTGTTAAAAGGGTATCAATACTGCCTCCGGGCAACGAAATTTACAGCAGTATAATAAAATTTAATGGTGAGAATATACAACAAATAGTGCATCTTATCTTTTGCTTTTTTATTTATTGGTTTGTAAAGGATTATTCCAGATACAGTGAAGATAAAGTATTTAAACTTATAAAAGTATTATATATAGGTGCTATAGCAATATGCTTATTGGGCATTTACCAAGAAATTGCATATATAAAAGGACTAAAATTTGATGAAATTTTCCGTAGTGCGGTTGGCACAAATATTCAACCACTTGAAAACTTTGTAAGAGTTTATTCTGTTACGCCTGAGCCGTCAATGTTAGCATATTTTTTAGCGCCAATGTTAGCATTAGTTGTATTTACAAACAAACAAATACTAAAGCATAGATTTATTATAGCCCTGTTAATTCTAGCGGTTGGGGTATTAACAACTGCGACGACATTTGTTTTAGGATTTTTGGCATTAATTTTTAAAATAATAATAGACAAGTTATTATTTTTAGTCTTAAAAATAAGGCATAGGCATTATAAAATAAAGCGAATATTAGTAATTGCCTTATTTGCAATGTTAATATTCGCTGTAGCAATTAGAATAAACGATAACGTTAGATTTATGTTAACTTCTCAAATTTATGATAAATTAACAATAAATAATAATATGTCTGGAGTAATTAGATCTGAGGCATTTAAAAATCATATAAGTGCTGCATTGAAGTATCCTATTTTAGGAATCGGACTCGGAAGCGCTAGAAGCAAAGATTTGTTGTCAACCTTATTGTGTAACGTTGGCTTTATTACAACAATAATATTTCTTATATATCTATTTAAGATAATTACAAAGCTAAAATATACTAATAAATTAGGCTATGGAATGTCAAACTGCATATTTGTACTATTTATATGTGCTTTTGCATCTGTGCCAGAGTTATATTATATATTTATTTGGATTTTGCTTGCCCTGGGAGAAAACTTACTGCTGCAAAATAAAAATATAACAAATGCAGATAAAAAGCCAAAAATAAAAAAGTGTAAAAAGTTAAAAATAATATGGAAGTGAATAATAGAATAATTTTGCGAATTAAGTAGGCAAGGAGTTTTGGAGAAATCCAGAGCTCTTTTTTAATACCTTAAAAGGAGATGATAACCATTTATAAATTAATAGCAGTAAATAACAGCACCGAAACAGTAATACATTACCCATCACCAAATAAAGATTCACCGCATTTAAGTAAACTGCCGTTAAAAGAGGGGTTATCTCAAGCCGAGAGCCTCTCTTTTTCTGTCTATCCGGATAGCCCTGGGTACGATAAGTTGCTTGAGTTATCGACTAGAATAAAAGTAATAGACATCCGAGACAATACCATACGATTTACTGGCAGAGTTTTAGATATATCGCCACAGATGGATAGCTCAGGGAAGTTTTTCAAGGATATTACATGCGAGGGTGCTCTGGCATACCTGAATGACACCAAGACAAGAGCAGAAACTTATCTGGGCGATCCAGCAGGCTTTGTACAGTGGATATTAGAAAAGCATAATGCAAAAGTCGAGGACACTAAGAAAATATACCCTGGTAATATAGATGTAGACGGCGGTATAGCTTATACCTGTAATTTTGATACCACTTTAAATACTATTTTAACCGTAAAAGATAAGTCCAGCATAGAGGGGAATATAAGGGTAAGAGAAGAATCCGGAGTGTTATATTTAGATTGGTTAAAAAAATTTACTCCCGATACTGTTGAGGTTCGTCTTGGCAAAAACATGAATGAAATGGTTAAGGAGAAGGATGTAACTTCTCTAGGTACTAGAATAATACCATTAGGGGCAAACAATCTTACAATAGAGTCCGTTAACGGCGATGTTGATTATATAGAGGACAGCAATGCCAGAAGTTTATATGGAACCATTGAAAAGACAGTCCAATATTCAGGCATAACCGATCCACAGGAGCTATATGATAAAGCTGTCGAGGATTTATCAAACAATACACAACCAAAATACTTGCTAAGCACCAAGGCATTGGATTTAAGTTTTATATCTGGAACAGATGCAAAAATGTTCAGGCTGGGTACTAATTTGCATTTAATCAATCCAGTTTTGAATGTGGATGACACCTATAAAATTGTAAGCTTGGATCTGGATTTATTACAACCCCATAATCCGACAATAGAGATAGCAAATAAACCCGTAACCGGAACTGGTACTATAAATGATTTAAGAAAAAACTCCATAAATAACAATTCTGTCCATAATGGTGTGCAGGTTGGAGATGATTTTGGAATCCGTATTGTAAGTGGAGACGGAAAGTTTGTAACAACTTTGAATGCCACAGAGGGTATTTCGATTGAAGATGTGGTTAGAAATTTAAAGATGTTTTTTGTGGATATTGCAAACAGTACTCTTACAATGGATGGAATACAACAGCTGACCAAGGACGGAAAGGTTGTAATTATAAACACAACAAATGACAACGGAGGATTATTCAAGATTTTTGACAAAGACGGGAATCTGGACGTGAAAATGGGTAGCGAAAATGGTACTTCTGATAATGTCGGGGGTACCTTAATTTTATATGATGGTGAAAATAGTCCTAGAGTAGAATTGGGAATTGCGACTGATGGCAATTACGGGGCTATAAACTTAAAAAATAGTTCGGGGGCTGTAAAAGTAATAGCATATGGTGATGATGGGAACGGCAATGGCATTGTTGGAATCATAGACAGCAATGGGATTAAACATAGATTTGCAACGGAAAAATATGTTCAGGATTATGTGGCGGATCATATGCCGAGTACACCGACAGAATAGAGGAGGATAGATATGAACAAAAATGATTTTAATTTAATTGTAGCAGGAATAGGGGGCATGTTAACATACTTCTTTGGTGGGTGGGATACATGCTTAATTGTACTTGTGGCATTTATGGTTTTGGATTATGCTACGGGACTTTTAAACGCATGGTTACAATGCAAATTAAACAGTAAAGTAGGATATAAAGGTATTGCAAAAAAAGCTTCTATATTAGTAGTACTTATTGTTGCGGTACTTTTAGATAGACTACTAAACAATGGAATATGGGTTTTTCGTACCCTTGTTTGTTATTTTTATATAGCGAACGAGGGTATTTCTATTTTAGAAAACTGTGGTAAGTGTGGGCTTCCACTGCCGCAAAAATTAGTTAAAGCGCTTGAACAATTAAAAAAATGAGGAGGAATGATTTTATGAACATAACTTATGATTTTGGGCATGGCACCGGGCAAGACAGAGGTGCATCTGGTTATAGAAATGAGGAGAGAGATTGCAGGGAATACGGAGTCTTGGTTATACAAAAGCTCCAGCAGTTGGGACATACTTGTTATAATTGTACGCCTGCGGCTAGTCCTGCTTTAACTTTAGGGCAGAGCCTTGCTTATAGAGTTAACAAGGCTAATTACTATAACTCTGCACTCCATATTTGTATGCATGTCAATGCATTTAAAACAGATGCCGCTACAGGGTGCGAAGTAGAATATGCTAGTGCCGCAGGGCAGACCTATGCATCCAAAGTATCGGCGGAGATATCTGCAGCTTTAGGATTGACAAACAGGGGAGCCAAGAGCCAACCTGGGCTCTACGTATTAAGGCACACGGCCATGACAGCTATTTTGATAGAGCCATTCTTCTGTGACAATAAAAATGATTGTAGTAAATATGATCCTGAAAAACTTGCAACGGCTATAGTTAAAGGCATTACAGGACAGACGATATCAAGCGGGGAACAAACTACATCTACAGCACAGGCAGTACCAAACTATGATACAAGTATCCCAACAGGGTCTAATATATTCCCGATACTAGGCTCTTTTTATATAGAGAAAAGGGCTGATGGTGACATGTCAATACATTTAGATAGAGGAAATTATATAACATTGCGTAAGGGTGGAGCACCAGAAGTGTATTGGAATAACAACCAGGGTCAGGGTGGCTCTAAGAGATTATTTTAAATTTATGGAGGTAATGTAAAAATGGAAAATGTAACAAGCATAATTGCACAGGGAATATTAAGTATTTTGGGGGCGTTAGCCTCTTATTTTATTGCGGTAGGTGTTACTTATCTAAAAAAGAAAAGAGAAGCTTTAATTGATCAGATTGGTGTAGATGAGTATAATAAAAATTACAAACTAGCCCAGGATTTATATTATTTGGTTGAGCAGAAATTTAAGTTCATCCCAGCAGCAGGGGAGCAGAAAAGAAAAGCTTTCGATAAGCTGCTAACTGAAAAAATCCCCGGGATATCCCAGGAAGAGCTTGACCATTTTAGAGAGGCTATTGTAGGTAAAATAAATTCGGAGATTAAAAGCAGTGACATATTAGCACCTGCATATGATCCAAAGAAAGATATTGCAGATGTAGCTACTACAGCAACATTAGATGGTGCTAAGGTAGCAGAGACCGTAGTACAGAAATAATTAAAACCCTACTGGGTGTAAAACCTGGTAGGGTTTATTTTTTATGTCTAAATATGGACAAAATGTTACAGAATTGTTACAATGTAATTATGATATACATATGGGGGGAATCATATTGGAAAATAAAAATATGACTAGATGTAAAGCTTGCGGTGCCGATATTGCCAAAGGTGTTAAGAAATGTCCGCACTGTGGACAAGATCAGAGAAATTTCTTTATGCGACATAAGGTAATAAGCATCATATTGGTGCTTATAATAATAGGTGCCATAGGTTCAGCCTTGAACGGTGGTGGAGATGATAAGACAGCTACCACTAACTCTACAAAACAGGATAATAAAAATACAACAGAATCTACTAATACAAGGCCTAAGATAACAGAGAAGAAATACAGCTATGATAAATTTATGCAGATCGAAATGGGCATGACATATGACCAAGTAAAAGCTATTTTGGGAGATGGAACAGAAGAATCCTCTACAGGTGATGGAGATCTTAAAACAATTACTTATAGGTGGCAAAACAGCGGTGGAAGCAATATTTCTGTAATGCTTCAAGGTGGTAAGGTTACAAATAAAGCACAGGCAATGTTAAAAAGTATGGATGCTAAAGTAACTATGGACAAATATAACCAAGTTAAAAATGGGATGTCTTATGACCAGGTTAAAAATGTTCTTGGAGAAGGGCAGCTCACTTCACAAACGAGTTTGTTAGGCACTAAATCGGAAATATATTCGTGGCTAAATTCAAATGGATCTAATATGAATGTTACATTTAACAATGGGGCTGTAGACACCAAAGCCCAGTTCCAATTAAAGTAAGAAAAAACTCCAGTTAAATTTTAACTGGAGTTATGTTTTGCAATTAATATTAGAAGCTATTGCATATTTTAATAAATCCAAAGTGTTATCTGCAAACATATTTGCAAACGGAAAATGCATATTTTAATAGCATTTCACAGTATTTAAGAATAGATAGGAAAAATAAAAAACGTTGAAAAACCTTGATTTTACAGACTCTATAGCATATAATAATATTTGTAAAATCAAATATGACAGTTC